CCCGATAAACCATGTACGGCCGTCCCTTGCGCACGTAAGTCAGATTGGCCGTGGCTGGAATGGTGGGATCGGCCGCGACAGTGGTAGTCATAGAGATGATTTCATCAAGCCTGGCCAAACGGCCGTTGATGAGGAGAATCGGCCGTTTATTCATGACTCACCCTTATTGGCCCGTAATCGCCTGTTGCAACATTCTCGCCCGGCGGCTGCCTCAGCCACGGATTATCGCGCAGCGCCTGGGTCACGCCGTAACCCAGGGCCAAAATTAGATCTTCTTTGTGGTCACCCATGCCCGCGTGCTCCAGTAAACCGTGCAGCGCCTCATGCCACAAAGTCACCCATTTAACATGGGGCGTCATGTCGTCCTCGATGCGAATCTCGGCGTCGTTGTAAACAATTTGACCGTTTAAGCCCGTATTGCCGTCGCGCAAATCCTTGCGCTCGATGACGGTGTAATCAGTGCCGCCAATGCGGATGGTAGCCGGTAAGTCACTCATGAACTGCCTCCCACTCGCTAACCACTTCCCACGGCCGTTCTTGGTTGACGATCATTACTTCGGTGTGGCCATAGAAAACGGTTTTACTTTTGAACCCATGCACCAGAGGCGTCATGTAAACTTCCTTAGTGCCATTTTCAAAATAGCGACCGAACTGATACCACCGATAACCCCCGCCAAGCTCCTCCCAAAGTTTGTAAATATTGTCGACAAAAACCCGGTCCCAAATTGCGGTACTTTCCTCATCGAAATTCTGCTGCATGGCTGCCACGATAGACAGAGCTGTGTAGTCAATCGATAGCGGCGCGCCACCAGCAACCAGGAGATCGGGTGCGGATTGCGAGTGAATGCGGTAGATCGGCTTGGATTCAACAGGCCCGCCGGTACTCATGCCCCCTCCTCGCACGTGTAGCACGTCCAGAAACGGCCGTATCCGTCGCACACCGGGCAATCATCACGCCGCGCCACCTCGCATTCGGGGCACTCTACCTGCACAGCGTCGCCACCGCAGCCAGCGCATTCCGGGCGCGGAATTGTGACCGACCATTGGCCCAGCTTTTGGCCACGAATTTCGATCAGCTCCTCCAGATACCCAGGATCGTAGCGCAGGTCGCAGGCCAGCATGCGATCATACTCGGCCATCATTTTAGACAAATCGACGGAAACGGCCGTCGCCACCTTCTTCTTGTTTTTCACAGGAGCTTCCTCTCGCCCGTCGCGCTGCTAACGTACTCCTCATAGCACAGGCAGCTGGACAGGCAAATGCGGCGGCCGGGCTTCTTGTAGCTCGGGTCGCCAATTTCAAATTCACGGCCGTCAAAGTAGATGCACTCGACGCAGCTGTCACGGGCGCTGCGCACAGAGCGCACCCGGTCAAACCCCTGCCGGGCAAATCCCTGCTCAGCCACGTCGTAATATGTGCCCCGCCCTGCATCAATGTACATCTGTGACCGGCGCAGGAAACGGCCGTCGGCCAACACCTCACCACTGGCCAGTCCTTTGGCCAATTGCAGCAGGTAGCCCAGCTGCAATTGGCGCGCCGCTTCGACCAGGGCCACGTCGGCCAGCGTCAGCGCCTGCAAACCGCCCACGGCCGCCCCGGCACCGGCCAGGTGCGTAAAGCGCACCAGGTCAGCCATTTGCAGCTGGTAATAGCCCACATCGACCGCGCCGGTTTGCACGCTGGTAGCAAGGGTCACTGCCTCTCGCGACACGGCCGTAAACGTCGGGTCCAGCACAGCACGGGGCACCGGGGTGCCTGCCGCCGTGGCCAGCGCTTCGCGCGCCTGGCGCGGCGCATATTGCCGCCACAAAACCAAAACCTCTTGCAGCTCAGCCGGGGCGACGGCTGCCAGGGCGGCCAGCTCTTCGGCCGTCCAATTAATCGCGGGCATAATCCCATCGCTGAAGAGCGTCCATAGCGGACAGCTCTGGCACAACCGTGTCGGCAAATTGCCCTGTCGTGGCGTTAGCTATCAACCGCACGGCCGCCCACTTCACCAGCTCTTTGGGTAGCAGCCACGCCAGATTCATCCAGAACTTTTCAGCTAAATTTTTAATCCTTGCCTCGATCATTGGTCACCTCTGTTCCCATCGGGCACAAAATCGCCTCTAATTGTTGCGTCGCTAATTTCGCCATCCTGCACCGTCTGCACTGCCGCAGGCAAAGCCACGGTCGCCCTGCCTAAAATTTCCATAATTTCGGCTTGAATCTTCAGTCGGCTGAGCTTCTGGGCCACCTCGCCTTCGATGCGCTCCAGCTCGGCGCTGACGTTTTCCACCCCCAACAAGCGAACGGCCGTTTCCTGGCTGATGAGGTTTTTTTCGTAAGCGGAAATGATCGCCTCACGCTCGCCAATGGACAGCGGGCCGCTGTTGATGACAGCCGAGCCGCTGATTTTGAGCGAGTCGAAGTGGCCTGGCTGCCCGGCGATGGCCGCCGCCAGGGACAGCACCGCGCCAAAACACCAGGTCAGGGCCGCGTCAATCGCCGATTTCGTTTGTCGCAAGGACGTCTCAAAATCGGCGCGGGCCTGCACAACGAATTCGCCGCTGGCAGACTGCCCACTACCGCGCTGCGCCAATACGTGCAGCTGATTGGCCTCATGCAGCAGGGCGGTGTACAGGTCAGCGGCCGTGTCAACAAAGACATCGGCCGGGGTCGGCTCGCGGAAAACGGCCGACGGCGTGGTGTAACCGGTGATCTGGCCGTTGGCATCGTAGATGGGAATGCCATGAAGAAAGTTAGCCGTGCTCGGCCCCAGGTTGATTTTGCTCGGGGTGAACGTCTGCCCACCCGCCGCGCTGCTGTCATCTGACCAGGTGCCGGGCATTTGCGTGTTGAAATAAAGGCGCTCCAGGAAACCACCGTCAACGATGTTGCGGCTTTCGCTGGTACGCGCCAGGTTGAGCGATTTTTGCAGCCTTCGCTTGGTTTCGTCGATGAAAAGCGGCCGTTCCATTTCGTGCATCGTCAGACGGCCGTCCAGCGCCAGCGCGTAATCTACCGCCTGGGTCACATCCGCCTTCACCAGCCGGATCACGGTTTTGCCGGTTTCGTCCACAAAGCAGATTTCGGCCGCGGCCTGTTTGTCTTCTGTCTGGTACGTATAGACCCCGGCCTGGTCCATTGAATCGGGATCCGTGGCCACCGTCGCCTGCGTTGGGCTGGGGTGCTGCAAATGGATTTTAGCTAGCACGTCGGCGACGCCTTTGCCGACGATGTCAATCTGTGAACGGCCGTCTTCGGTGACGGTGAGCAGCCGGGCGGGAATGACTAGGCGCAGCGGGCCGCGCCTGGTGAGCAGCATAGCCCGGGCAGCTTCCTGGAAGACTTCATGGGGTGAGGTTCGGCTGATACGGCCGTTGCGCGTGACCACGCCCTGCTGGCTGTTCCACCAGTCCGACAGCAGCGCCCCGGCCTCTGCCAGCAGGGTGGCCTCGTCGGGGGTTGGTTCGGCGTCTGGGGGCAACGGCCGTTTTAGTTCCAAATGCTTTTGTGGACTCTCACCAATCACCCCGGCCACGTGCCGATCCACAATCTCGCCAATGGCGTTTTGTGGCACAAAGGTGCGCTCCACATTGTCCAGCATTGTTGTGTACCCCTCGCTGCCATCGGCCAGCATGGGGCCAATCCAGGCCATGCCCCGCTGCCAGTGGTCGCCGGTAGCAAAGGCGAGATTGGCCCGTATCCACGCCTCGCTTTTATCAGGCACGGCCTCGGCCGCTTCTTTGGCGGTCCATTTATCAACAAACATAAATCACCTCTTTAGCCAGTCATAATCAGGCTAGTGGATTGCGGCGGCCGTTGGGGTTTCAGCTGCCGATTAAGATACGCGCCAATATAGCGCAGGGCGTCAAGCAGATGGTAGCTTTCTTTGTCCTCAATTTTCTCGGTTGGCTCGCCCGCCTCGTCCAGTTCGCGGCTGTAGGCGGACAGCTGATCGCGGGTGTAGTGGCAGCGGCGCAGAATGCGCAGTCGGTCCTGGGCAAACAGGCCGTACACGCGGTCAATGCCCACCTCGACCTCGCTTACCAGCGGCTTAAGGACAGGCAGCCCGGCCGTCCGGAATTCCCGTCGCCACTGTTCCTCGGACGCCGCGCCGCCGTAAGCGGTAGGTAGGCCAGGCTCGCCGCGCAGCATCGCCTCGACATGCTGCCCGGCCGTACGGCCGCCTTCCCAATATTCGCGGTAGAGGTAGAGCAGGCCATTGTCCGGATTCATGGCGATGTAGACAGCGGCTGTGTTCACGCCACCGTAATCCTGCCCCATGAAGCGCGGCCAGTGTGCCGGGATGTCAAACTCATCGACGACGTGCCTCTCCTCGTCGAAGTTGTCGTAGATGAGGCCAGCCGGGCGGGTAAAAACCGCCCGGTAAAACATGTCGAACTTCCAGGCGGGTAAATCCTGCCGGGCACGCTCCCACTCGGCGCGGGGAAAGGCCGGGTTGTCAATGCTGCGAAAGCGAATCAGGTCAATGGTGGGGTCGCTGCCGTGCAGGCCAGGGTCATGGATTTTAGTTTTGAGCCAGCCCAAATAATACGGCGTCGTGGTGATGAGCAGACGCCCCTCGTTGATAGAGAGGCGGCGCATGATCGCCTCGTAGCTGCCCAGCTTGAATTTCTTCTGGCCGCACTCGTCGGCGTGGGCGGCTTTGGCCGTCATGGATTCCAGACTGTCGGGGTCCTGGGCATGACCGAAGTAGACGGCCGTTTCGTCATTGTACTCTTTGCCAAACAACATCCGCTGTCCGGCCGGGGTGACAATGAGCTTCTTGGTGGGCGAGCCGACGTAGCGGGCCACGCCGGTGACGGTCTGGAAATAGCGAATGTATTCCGGGATGGTTTTGAGGCCGAGCAGGGGGTAGGTGGGGGCGGCCACCAGGTAATCGCCAGGGCCACGCTCCTGTATTTCGCGGAAAAACCAGGCCGGGCCAAATGACGTTTTGCCGCCTTGGGTGCCAGCCAGAATGGCCACGATGCGCTTGCGACTGTCCCAGGCGCGCCACTGGTTGCGGTGGAAGCGCAAAACAATCTCGCCGCTTTCGACGGCATACGGCCGTGGGTTGACCGTAGCTCTATTCGGTTTCGTCGTCGTCTGGACGGGTGCCAGCATCGCGATCCTCCCGAACGGTGGTGATTTTTTGCACCTGGTGCACCGGGTCGTCTTCGGTGCCCTTGGGGCCGAAGAGGCCCAGATATTTCATGACATCTTCCAGCGCGGGCAGCGACTTTTCAAACTCGATCATCAGACGGCCGTTTCGGCCGTACTTGGTGCCTACCAGCACGTGCCCGTAGCCGTCCTGGCCAATGGCCTCCACGTCGATCCAGATGTCATTGATACGGCCGTTCTCATCGCGCACATAGCGCATGTACCTGGTCAGATCAAACTCGGCCTTCTCGCTCAGCAGCGCCACGGCCCGGCGTGGCGTCATTTCTTTCTGGTGGAAGTATTCGTCGATGGCCGCCTGAACAACTGGCTTTTGTCGCCACTCCCACCCCAGCTTGCGGGCGTTCGGCCCAACGTAGTCTGGCTTGGCGTAGAGGTAAGCGTCCTTAAGAG